TTATCTAAAATCTTCTAATCTTGCCGAAGATAAAAAAAGAGAACTTGATAATATGAAAAAAGATATTGATGATATTAAAGGTGCTTTAAAGGAGATTTTGAATAAACTTACATAAATATATCCCTAAATACTAATTAGATAACAATATATTGAAGTAAATGGCTGCTGTATATGTTAGTAACATTGTAATTAACCAAGGAGCTGATTTTTCTCAAGTATTTAATTTAGCTGATGCATCAAATGATAAATTTGATCTTACTGGCTTTACCCTTTCGGCACAAATGAGAAAACATGCAGGCAGTAGTATAAGTTTTGATTTGAATCCATCATTTGTAGAACCTAGAATAGAGGGTGGAGTTAGAATAGTATTAACTGATGAACAAACATCTACATTAAAACCAGGTAGATATGTTTATGATATTTTAATTACAGACCCTTCTGGAATTAAAACAAGAGTCGTTGAAGGTTCAGCAATAGTTCGGGAGGGAGTAACCAGATAATGCCAGATATAAGAGTTCGTGTAGGACAATCAGATGCTATTAAGGTAACTTCTACTGGTCTCCAGAGAAGTGATATTGCATTTAGTGTTATCGGTGGAGTTGCTGATGTAACTCAATTAAATGTTTCTGGTATCAGTAGTTTAAACAATTTAAATTTATCTGGTATAGCAACCTTCAAACCAGATATTTTTGGTTTTCATGGAATTATTATTGATGGATCAAATGAAATATTGGAGGTTGGAACTGGAGTAACAATTACATCAAATTCTATTGAAATTGATGGTTTAGGAGATTTTGATAATTTAACTGTTACTGGAGTATCAACACTTAATTCAAGTGGTGGAATTACAACCACTGGAGGAGATTTATTTGTAGGTAGTGATTTATTTGTAAAAGATACTTTAAAAGTAGAAGGAACATCAGAATTTATAGGTGTTACTACTTTTAGAGGGGGAAATATTGTTCTTGGTGATTCTGATACAGATAATATTGATGTTCAAGGTGAATTTTCTTCAGATTTAATTCCCAATGTAAATAATTTATATTCTTTAGGGTCTTCAAGTAAACAATGGGCCGACTTAAGATCTGTTGCTTTAAACATAAGTGGGCAGTCATTACTTGTTGGAAATGTACTTCTTCAAAATGATTTAATTGTAAATCAAAATGTATCTGTTAGTGGAACAGCAACATTTTCTAGTCAAGCAAATAATATTCTCGGAAATCCAAATACAGGTGGTGTTCAACTTGATGGTGGATTAGGTGTTACTAAAAATGTAACCGTAGGTGGTGCTTTATCAGTAACTGGCAATTCATTCTTTGTAGGAATGGTTACATTTGCCGCTGGAACTGACGGCAATATAACGATTGGTAATACTAATACTGATAATGTCGTATTTAATGCTGATGTAAATTCAAGTTTTATACCTAATATAAATGATTCTTATGATTTAGGATCAGTTTCTCAAAATTGGAAAAATTTATTTTTATCAAAAGATGCGGTTATTGGAAGACATTTAAACGTTATCGGAGTGTCTACATATGTTGGAGTGGCAACTTTCCAAGATAATTTATTTGTTGATGGAACATTAACTGCCGGACTCATAGATGGAGGATCATTCTGATGGCAAAACCAAGCACTAGACAAGGATTAATTGATTATTCTCTTAGGAGACTTGGTGCTCCAGTATTAGAAATTAATGTCGATGAAGATCAAATAGATGATCTCGTAGATGATGCTATACAATTTTACAATGAAAGACATTATGATGGTGTTGAAAGAATGTATCTCAAATATCAAATTACTCAAGATGATATTGATAGAGGAAGGGCAGGAGGTTCTGGAGGAGTTGGTATAGTAACTACATCAGCATCTTCAAATATTGTTGGAACAGCGACTACTTTCAATTTTCATGAAAACTCAAATTATTTGCAAGTTCCAGATTCAGTAGTTGGTATTGAAAAAATATTTAAGTTTGATACCAGTTCTATTTCTGGTGGAATGTTTAGTATAAAATACCAATTGTTTTTAAATGATTTATATCAATTCAATTCTGTTGAATTATTACAATATTCTATGACAAAAACATATCTTGAAGATATTGATTTTCTTTTGACTACCGAAAAACAAATTAGATTTAACAAAAGACAAGATAGATTATATTTGGATTTTGATTGGGGTGCTCAAGAAAAAAATACTTATTTGGTGATTGATTGTTATAGAGCACTTGATCCAGAAAACTTTAATCAAGTTTATAATGATAGTTTTGTGAAGCAATATCTTACAGCACTTATCAAAAGACAATGGGGGCAAAATTTAATTAAATTTAGAGGAGTCAAACTACCTGGAGGAATTGAATTAAATGGTAGAGAAATTTATGAAGATGCTGAAAGAGAAATAGATAATCTTAGAACTAAAATGATGCAAGATTATGAATTACCACCTTACGACTTTATTGGATAATGGCACTTAATCCCTTCTTCTTACAAGGTTCACAAAGTGAACAAAGATTGATTCAAGAGTTGATTAATGAACAACTTACAATTTATGGTGTAGAAATTATTTACCTTCCCCGTAAAATAGTAAATAAAGATTCAGTTTTAAATGAAATACAATCGTCAAAATTTGATGATAATTATGCCATAGAAGCATATGTTAATACATATGAAGGATATGGTGGTGCTGGAGACATCATGACCAAATTTGGAATGAGTTTAAAAGATGATCTTACTGTGACCATTTCAAAAGAAAAATTTGAAGATTTTATTTCTCCATTTTTAGGAGATGATGGTGATTTATTTAAAAAAGAAAATGATAACGATGAAATTAATGTAGCAGGTAGACCAAGAGAAGGTGATTTAATATATTTTCCATTAGGTGGTAGATTGTTTGAAGTAAAATTTGTAGAACATGAACAACCTTTTTATCAGTTGGGAAAAAATTATGTTTATCAACTAAAGTGTGAATTGTTTGAATATTCAGATGAACTTGGTGGATGGGATCAACTTAGTACCACCACAGAAGAAATTGATAGTGTTTTGGAAGATCAAGGATATATTACATCTATATTGATGGTTGGATCTGGAACAGATGCAGAAATAATTGCTCGCACTGGAACTGGGTATGTAAGACAAATATCTTTAATTGATGACGGATATGGATATTCATCAACACCAATAGTTTCAATATCAACTTCTCCAAGTACTTCAATAAGTAATCCTTTTGCAAGTGCGGAAGCAATTGCAATTACAACTACAACAGGAACTACTCAATCAATAAAAGAAATTATATTAACAAATGCAGGATTTGGATATACTGAAGCACCTACAATATCAATTATAGGTGGAGGTGGAACTGGTGCAATAGCGACATGTTCAATTGAAACTACAGGATTTGGAATAGTCAGATATGATGTATCAAAACCAGGATCAGGATATCCAATTCCACCGGTAGTTTCAATAGGAACACCAACGAGTGCTGGAGCAGCAGCAACGTCTATAGTTGGTTCTGATAGTACTATTACCGGTTTTGTTTTATCTACAGGTGGAGAATTTTATGGAACTCCTCCAAATGTTATTATAGATGGTCCAACATCAAGAGTTGGAGTCGTAAGTACATTACAAACATCCAATTTTAGTGGAGATATAGTTAGTCTTCCATATGGTTCCGGATATTCTAATGGAGTTTTTCCAACTTCAGGAGGATCTGGAAATGGGTTAATAGTAGAGTTAGAAGCTAAGTCTGGTTCAATTGTCGAAATTCCAACAATTATCTATGGTGGACAAGGATATTCTCCAAATGATATTCTTCAGATTGTTGGAGGTAATAATGATGCCTACATAAAAATTATTTCAACTACAACAGGAATTGGTTCTACTGCGACAGCAGATTCTATATTGACAAATGGTGAAGTTACAGGATTTACTATCACAAATCCAGGCAGTGGATATATAATACCACCAACAGTAAGTATTGAAAATAGATCTGATACCAAAGATTTTACATCTAGTGGATTAACAACAGCAATTGCAAGAGCAAATGTATCTGTAGGAAATACTGTAACTTCAGTTCACATTGTAAATCCAGGACTTGGTTATTCTCCGGCGCAACCAGTATCTATAGCAAGTCCTCCACCAACTGGAATTGGTACATTCATATTTAATGAATTGGTTACAGGTTCAATTTCTGGTGCTAAAGCTAGAGTAAAAACTTGGAATAAATCTGATAATATTCTTAAGGTCGGAACAACAAATGGAACGTTTGTTCCTGGTGATGTTATTGTTGGATCAGCATCATCCGCACAATATTCTGTTGATAGTATTCAATCTGCCGAATTTGCTGATAAATATGATAAAGGTGAGCAAATAGAAACATTGGCAGACACCTTTTTGGATTTTACAGAAACTAACCCATTTGGTACATATTAATGTTAGGGACATATTACTATCATGAAATAATGAGAAAAACAATTGTTGCCTTTGGCACATTGTTTAATCAAATTCATATACGTCATGATGATTCATCTGGAAATACTTATAGTGATTTAAAAGTTCCTTTGGCATATGGACCTTCTCAAAAGTTTTTAGCTAGATTAGAACAGCAGGAAGATTTAAATAAACCCGTTCAAATTACTCTTCCAAGAATGTCATTTGAAATGAATAATATTCAATATGACTCTACAAGAAAAACTGGTATAACACAAACTTTTAAGGCAGTTAATGAGAACACCTCTGCAATAAAAAAAGTTTTTATGCCAGTTCCATATAATATTGGATTTGAACTTAATATTCTTTCAAAATTAAATGATGACGCACTTCAAATTGTTGAGCAAATATTACCATATTTTCAACCATCATTTAATGTAACAATAGATTTAATTAGTTCTATTGGTGAAAAAAGAGATGTTCCTATTGTTTTAGATAGTATATCATTTCAAGATGATTATGAAGGAGATTTTTCTACAAGAAGAGCATTAATTTATACTCTAAGATTTACAGCAAAAACATATCTATTCGGTCCTGTTGCCGATAGTTCTGAAGGTCTCATTAAAAAAGTTCAGGTCGATTACTACACTGATACTAATACACAAACTGCAAAACGTGAAGTAAGATATACAGCAACACCTAAAGCATTGACAGATAAAAATAATGATGGAGTAATAGATAAGAAAGATGATGCTTTACTAGGACCAGAAGATGATTTTGGATTTAATGAGACAACTACGTTCTTTACAGATTCCAAAACATATAGTCCAACTCAACAAACTGATATTTGATAAGTCATGACTGATAATAATATGAATGAAATTGTACCTGTAGAATCGGTTTCTGGTAAAATTATTCCAGAAAATCAAGATATTCAAAAAGATTATGAATATACACGAGCAAATTTATATTCTTTAATTGAAAAAGGACAAGAAGCAATTAATGGTATAATGGAACTTGCTGGTGAAGGAGGAAGTCCAAGAGCATATGAAGTTGCAGGTCAATTAATTAAAAGTGTTGCCGATACAACTGATAAACTGGCGGATCTCCAAAAGAAAATAAAAGATCTTGAAGAAGATGGAAAGAAAACAACAAATAATGTTACTAACAATGCTGTATTTGTTGGATCCACTTCAGAACTTCAAAAAATGTTAAAACAAGGTTTTCTAAATAATAATACGGATCCAGAATAAACAATGTCAAAGTGTAAAGCAGGTTATTATTACTGTTATACAGACAAAAAATGTAAACCAATTTCTAAAGGTTTAAAAATGACTGCTAGATTTTCTGGTGGTGGTAAAGAACCTGAAGAAGTTGGTATTGATAAACCGCTAAATGGAAATGGAAATCACTCAAATGGGAATGGAAATGGGAGCGGGAGCTCTAATGGTGGCTCTAATGGAGGCGTCAGTGAAGGATCACTTCATAAATGGTTTAAGGGATCAAAATCAAAAGATGGTAAAGGTGGATGGGTCAATGTTGTCACAGGTGGGACTTGCGCCAGTGATGAACCAGGAGAAGGAACACCAAAATGTGTTTCATCAGCAAAACGAGCAAGCATGAGTAAGTCGGAAAGACTTTCCGCTGCTAGAAGAAAGAAAAGAGCAGATCCAGGACAACAACAAAAATCTGGTGCTGCAAAACCAACTTATGTTTCTACAGATAAAAAGAAAATGAAAAAAGAAGAAGTAGAAGTAACAGAAGCAAAAGATAAAAAAGGAAAAGGTAGTGGTACTAAAGATGCTTGTTATCATAAAGTAAAGTCTAGATATAGTGTTTGGCCTTCTGCATATGCCTCTGGTGCCCTTGTAAAGTGCCGTAAAGTAGGTGCTGCCAACTGGGGTAAAAAATCAGAAGGATATTCTGACTGGAGAGCAGAATTAGATGAAGCAAAGAAATGTTGGAAAGGATACGAGAAAAAAGGTACTCAGAAACTTTTTGGTAAAACATATAATCGTTGCGTGAAAAAAGAAGAAACTGAAATTAAGGAAAAGAAAGATCCTTGCTGGGACACTCATAAGCAAGTAGGTATGAAGAAAAAGAATGGTAGAATGGTTCCTAACTGTGTCCCAAAAGAAGAATCTAATTGGAGATCTGAACTTGGTGAAGATTGGCAGAAAGTCAATAAAAAGGATAAGACTGATGGTATGAGTCGTGATGCAGTAAAAGCATATCGTCGTGAAAATCCGGGTTCAAAGTTACAAACTGCTGTAACCGGTAATCCAGAAAGAGGAAGTAAAGATGCGAAGAGAAAGAAGTCATATTGCTCCCGTTCAGAGGGACAAAAAGATATGCACAATATTGATTGTTCCAAAACACCTGATAAAGCAATCTGCAAAGCACGTCGTCGTTGGAAATGTTGAGTTGATTGACTATGAGTGAAGTATATCTTGGTAATCCTAATTTAAAAAAAGCAAATACACCGATTCAATTTACAGAAGAGAATGTTATAGAATTTCTCAAATGTAAAGAAGATCCGGTGTATTTTGCTAATAAGTATATTAAAATCGTTTCTCTTGATGAAGGTCTAACACAATTTCACCCATATGATTTTCAAGAAAAATTAATTAATAATTTTCATAATAACAGATTTAACATCTGTAAGATGCCACGACAGACTGGTAAATCTACTACTGTGGTTTCTTATCTTTTACATTATGCAGTTTTTAACGATAGTGTAAATATTGGTATTTTGGCAAACAAAGCAGCAACCGCAAGAGAATTGTTGCAAAGACTACAAACTGCTTATGAGAACTTGCCTAAATGGATGCAACAGGGTATATTATCCTGGAACAAAGGATCTATGGAGTTAGAAAATGG